GGAGAATTGCGTCTTTGTGTTCCTTTTCCACAACCGCAACGGATTTTCACCTAGATTCTGAAACATCCCTCCTAAGCGTGCACCTTAAGTTCGAGCAACTTTCACGTTCCGAGCGATACTTTGCACTAGCGACTCTTTGCCTCAATCTTCAAACCCTTTTCCTTGAAGCAACTGATGGCATCGCTTTTCTACGTTCTGTTCTTGTTATCATCCCTTTCATTCTCCGTGGCCTTCAACTCGGCTACGACAGTGGAGGGGACGGAGTGGGGGAGGTGGCCTACAAACGGTACCTCCGAATATCTCGAGCACTTGGCGTTGGATGCACATGGTATCCTGACGCTGGACCTCAGATCATCACCACCTTTGCCATGCCTCGAGTTCTCCCGGGAGAATTTGAGGAAACAGCCGTACTCAGAGCTTGTTCTCACGCTCTGGGACAAAGCATTATACGACACCCAGGAGCACTTCCACTCAGCTATGAACGTTTCTTACGTTTATTGCGTGTTTGGTGTCGAGATGCTGAAGAACGGTTTCTCGGTGGTATTGGAAAATTTTCTGTGGGGCCTCATCTACTTATGGAGCTCGATTCTCTGGGTTATACTCTGTTTCATATGGCGAGTGATCCAGACCCATTTCGCAGCCGCCTTGTCACTGATCTTGCTTGGCATTTTCACGCGATATACCGTGAAGTGCTTATTGTGGATGCTTGGCGGTTTTCCGGTCTACCTAGGAAAGCTCTTCCTCAGCTTTCTGTGGACCATTTTGACGGGAGCGTGGTTCAGGAAGAACTACGTTGAAGAAAAGGCTATTGAGGGATTTCAATCCTTCAAAATTGAAAGCATCCCACCCCGTCACAGCGTGCTTTTGATCCAATATTCTGATGGATCGCACGCTGGTTATGCCACATGTGTTGAAACATATGATGGCGACGTAGCTCTGTTCACTGCAGAGCACGTCTATGACCAGGCGCAAGCCCAAGGCTCTGTAGTCTCGGCGCGCACTGGTTCCAAAATTCCTCTCGGCGTTTTCAAGCGCCTGATCCAACATTCTGAAATGGATCTGGCGATTCTCAGAGGTCCTCCAAACTGGGTCAGTCTCCTGGGCTGCAAAGCTGTTTCTGCAGTCCCGGTGAGCCAGCTTGCCAAATCAAAATTTTCTCTTTTCTCACATGATGGCAAGCATTGGCAGATGACCAATGGAGAGATAGTCGGTTCGCAAGGGAAGTTCATTGAAACCCTTTGCAATACCGAACCTGGCTGCAGTGGAGCACCCTTGTTTTCAGGCAAGAAGATGCTCGCGGTTCACATTGGTTCTTCCAAAACCGCCAATGTGAATCTTGCAACCCCAATCCCATCACTTCCGGGGCTTACATCCCCGAATTACGTGTTTGAAACGACCGCTCCAACTGGGCGTCTCTTTACTGATGAAGAGATTGCCGAAGTGGCTTCCACGTATGCTGAAGCTCTTGAGAAGGCTAAACAGCTTATCAATTTCAAGAGCGTGACTGGGAAGAACTGGGCGGATTATGATGAGGAATCTGGTCCAAAACCGTCCAGCACTGCAGGAAAGAAGAATCCCACCCCTGCGCCAAAGGCCCCACGGGCCCCCAAGGCAGCAGCTCAACAAGGGTCGGGAAACGGACCAAGCGGCACCGACCGCAAAACAACCGGCGAAGACTCCACCCCCACACCGTCGCTCGAAGATGGAGAGAACATCATGACGAGTGTGGTGAAAGCTCTCGTGGCGAAAATCAACACCGCTGCGATCGAGAAGGAGGTAGTTCGACAATTGGCCGAACGGGCGATGCGCAAACCTCGCCCCAACCGACGTGGGCAGAGAAAGCCCAAGAATACCGCACCTACTTCGACTCCCAGTACACCTGGGAAGTACGTGGTGCCAAGCCGGCGATCCCCGGCTTTGAATGCGTCGGCACCCTCCCAACCTTCTACCACCCCAAGCAGAAACGCAACTCACGCTGGGGTGAAGAGCTCGCCCGGCAACATCCCTCGTTGGGTGAGAAGACAGCCGGGTTCGGCTGGCCCCAGTTCGGGTCAGCCGCAGAGCTGAAATCCTTGCGGCTACAAGCCGCGAGATGGCTGGACCGCGCCCAGCATGCTAAAATCCCCTCGACTGAGGAGCGGGAGCGCGTGATTGCTAAGACCGTGAGGGCGTTCTCAAACGCACAAACAAATGGCCCCACGGCAACCAGAGATGGACGGCTGACCTGGAGAAACTTTCTCCAGGATTTCAAAAGTGCAGTGTTCTCCCTGGAGTTTGACGCCGGCATCGGCGTCCCGTACATCGCGTACGGTAAGCCTACCCACAGGGGGTGGATTGAAGATCCACGACTTCTCCCAGTGTTAGCTCGCCTGGTTTTCGACCGATTACAGAAGTTGTCGGAAATTAGGTTTGAAGATCTTTCCGCTGAGGAGCTAGTCCAGGCTGGACTCTGTGATCCCATTCGACTATTTGTCAAGGGGGAACCACACAAACAAGCCAAACTCGATGAGGGGCGCTACCGCCTCATCATGAGTGTCTCTCTGGTAGACCAATTGGTAGCCCGGGTTTTGTTCCAAAACCAAAACAAGCGAGAAATCGCCTTGTGGAGGGCTTTGCCCTCCAAACCCGGATTTGGCCTGTCTACTGATGGACAGGTGCTAGACTTCGTCCAATGTCTAGCACGCCAAATAAACGTTCCATCTGAAGAAGTGGTGGAAAATTGGGAACGTTACTTGGTGCCCACTGATTGCTCTGGTTTTGACTGGAGCGTTGCGGAATGGATGCTTCAAGATGACATGGAAGTCCGCAACAGATTGACCACGGATTTGAACCCGTTAACACGCAGGTTACGGGCTGGATGGCTGAAGTGCCTTTCAAATTCCGTGTTGAGCTTGAGTGATGGAACGCTCTTGGCTCAACGGGTCCCCGGCGTCCAAAAGAGTGGCTCGTACAACACGAGTTCCACAAACTCCCGGATCCGTGTCATGGCCGCATATCATTGCGGCGCTGACTGGGCAATTGCAATGGGCGATGATGCCTTAGAGTCAGCCAACTCCAACCTAGAGGAGTACAAAAGTCTAGGTTTCAAAGTCGAGGTTTCCGGACAACTGGAATTCTGCTCACATACGTTTGTGCGGCCGGACCTCGCCCTCCCCGTCAACATCGGTAAGATGTTGTACAAATTGATCTATGGCTATGAAGCGGGGAGTGGGTCTCTGGAGGTAGTGACAAACTACCTTAATGCATGCTTTGCCGTCCTCAATGAGTTGCGGCATGATCCAGAGACAGTGCGTCTCCTTTACCAGTGGCTGGTTCTTCCAGTACAGCCACAAAACGAATAAAGGAAGAACGCACGAGAGTCAGCCAAACAAACACAAGTTGCAAGTGTTGGAGACTCATTCTAGTCTTGTTAACACACCCGCAAAGATAGATTTCAAATTTCTCGCAGGATTTTCATTAGGATTTCTGTCTAGTATTCCGATCTCGGTAGCGGGTTTATATTTAGTCTACCTAAAGATTTCTTCCCACGTTAGAGCCATTGTTAATGAATACGGTCGTGGTTAGAAGAAATGGAAGAAGAGGCCTTCGATTACGACGCCGCAGGCGCCGCAATGCAAGGACTCAGCAGATGGTTGTGGTCACACAGCCCCAGCGAACACAACGCCGAAGAAGACAACGACGAGGACGCGGAACTTCTTCGAGAAGAGGCGCAGTTGGACGAGGAAACAACTTTGAGACATTCGTTTTCTCGAAGGACAACCTCAAGGGTAGTTCCAAAGGAACTTTCACATTCGGGCCGTCTTTATCGGACTGCCCAGCATTCGCTTCTGGAATACTCAAGGCCTACCATGAATATAAAATCATATCATGTAATATGGAGTTCATCTCCGAGGCCTCATCGACTGCCGCCGGCTCAATCGCTTATGAGCTTGACCCCCACTGCAAACTCACAGACCTCGCTTCTACCGTCAATAAATTCTCTATCACAAAAGGCGGTAAGAAAACCTTCACTGCGAGGCTCATTAATGGGGTCGAGTGGCACGACGCCACCGAGGACCAATTCCGGGTCCATTACAAGGGCAACGGCGACTCCACAACGGCGGGATCATTCCGCATCACCATAAGAGTCGCGACCCAAAACCCCAAATAGGTAGACGAGAGCTCGCCCCCCGCTCCACAACCGACCCCAGCTCCACCGGAGCCCCAACCAACA